GAAAAATTAGGAGAAGTGTTAATCAATTACGGTAAAGTGAAAAGAGAACTTGAACAGCTAGAAGAAGAAAATCAAATTCAAAAGCAATTAATAGCAGAGTATAAACCGATAAAAGAGTATGTCGATACAATATTATCAAGCGAAGACACAATGACAATAACACAAATTGCAGCCGATTATGGACTTAGTGCATACGAGTTGAATAAAACATTAAATGAGCAGAGAATAATAAGAAAAGTCGGCGGGCAATGGATATTGTATGCGGAACATATGAATAAAGGGTATACCAAAAGCGAAACAATAACGGTAAAAAGGAAAAACGGAACTGAAAAAGTCGTTCCAAATACAAAATGGACGCAAAAAGGAAGATTATTCGTTCATAATTTGTTAGAAACATTAGGAATAAAAGCAAATATGGATAGAGAAAAAGAAGGAGCATAAGATTTAAAAGAAAATCACAGTCATTAATTTGATTGTGATTTTTTTGTTGCAAAATTTTTGAAAGGTGGTGAAAATAGATGGATTTAATAAAACAGGGAGAAATAAACAGCATTGATGTAAAAAATGGAAAAGCAAGAGTTATTTTCCTTGATAGAGATAACAAAGTAAGTGACTGGCTTAATATATTAGTTCCTTTTTCCGACAGTCACAGCGATTCTTATAATCTAGCTGTAGGTCAAAGTGTATTGGTTTTATCACTTCCAGATATGCCTGAAGTTGGTTATATCCTTGGCTGTCCAATGAGAGCTAGTGAAATCAAGGAGGGTGAAGTAAAAAGAACTTTTTCAGATGGAGGGTTTTACAGCTATTCAAATGGAACTTTAACACTTAATCCTGTATCGAAAGTTGTAATTAATGCAAATACTACTGTTAATGGGAATTTGACTGTTAGTGGAACTACTATCACAGGTGGAAGTATTAATCTTAATACTCATAAGCACGACGGTGTTACTGCCGGTGGAGATAAGACAGGAGGTCCTGAATAATGGTAGGAAGTTTTGGAGATGTGGTGTTTGAAATATCTGATAAAAAAGTATTTTCAATTAATAACGAAATAAATAGAGCATACAAATCTAAAATATCCGAACATACAGCAATATTTGGACCAGGTATGATAAGGCATCAGGGAAGGGAATTAACAGAATTGAGTTTTGGTATTTCTTTAGTTGCTTCGTTAATACCTGACACAACTCCATCAGAACAGCTTGATAAAATAAAAACTATGTGGGAGTTTGGGGAGTATGACTATTTAACATTAGGAGGACAGACATTTGGAGCTTTTCCGTTTTTGATAATAGATATAAGTGAAAAAAGTTCTTACTTTAATAAAGAAACTTCTAACTTTGATTTTATAAATTTGGAATTGACATTAAAAGAGTATATAGACAATCCGCAAAAATACAATCAAATAATAGAACAGTTAAAAATTCAAAAAAAGGAGCAAGAAAAACTTACAGAAGTGGAAGTTGCAAATGTAGAAACTGAACAGAAATCAAAATTACAGGAATTTGCAGAAAAAGTAGGGAACAAGGTTAATGATATAGCAGGGAAAGTGGATAAGGCTATTGAAATTGCTGAAAATAAGAAAAAAGAAATATTGGATCAGCTTGAAAAAATTAAAAAAGATGCAAAAATTGATGAGCTAATGGATTTAGTAAGAGCAGGAATGATTACGGCAGATAAAGCTAATGAAATGATAGACTATGCTAAAAATTTTTCTAAGACTGACAGAGAAATTTTGCTGAACTTTTTGAGAAATCAGACTGGAGGTAAATAATGATATATATTTCATCCAACCAAGAAATTAATTACAATCCTCAAAATACATTGGAGGAAGTAAAAACAAATGTTGGAATGATTTTAAGAGTGTGTAAGGAAGAGCAGCCACTTAATCGTGATTTCAGTTTTGACAGCGATTTAATAGATAAAAATATTAATATCGTAGAAAATAAATTAACTTCACATTTACTTAAAGCATTTAGAAAGTACGAACCTAGAGCATCATTAAAACAAACTAGAATCATTATGAAAGATACATATAATAATGATTTTGACATCGAATTAGGAATTGAGGTGATAAACATTGAGTGAAATATCAAATGAAGAATATGAAATTATAGATGCGGATTCGTGGGAACTTAAAAGAGATATGATTGATAAGTTTCAGGAGCTGAGTGGAAGGCAATTAACTGAATCAAGTCCAGAAACGCTTATCTTTGAAACGGTAGCGTATTTATTTGGATTAAGAGAAGAAAAATACAACGATGAAATGAAACAGAATTATTTAAGATTTGCAAGAAATGAGCGGTTAGATTTGAAAGGAGAATTCTATGGAAATAGAGGTAAAAGACTTGTAGAACAACCAGCCGTGGCAACATTTAGATTTTATATTACTGATATTCAAGCAACGGACATAATAATTCCAAAAGGGTCAAGGATTCAATACAATGAGTTGTATTTTTCGACAGATGAACAATATAAAATAGAAAAAGGTGATCTGTATGTAGACGGAATTGCGACTTGCAATACTTCAGGAACTGTTGGGAATGATATTCCAGTCGGACAAATTAATACAATGGTCGACATTTTTCCGCATTACGATAAAGTCGAGAACATTACAGCATCAAATAATGGAGCTGAAATAGAGCAAGACGGCAATTATAGAGCTAGAATCAGAGAAATCCCTGAAAGTTTCACAACGGCTGGAAGTAAAGGGGCTTATGAATTTTGGGCTAAGTCAACAAGTACAAATATTGTTGATGTCGTAGCATATAGTCCGAGCGCAACAAATGTAGATATTTATGTTTTAACTGATTCTCTAACACTTACGAATGAGCTTAAAAAGAGAATTGAAGAAATGTTGAATACTGACAACATAAGACCATTGACAGACAATGTCGCAATAAAACAGGCAATAAAGACATCATACACAATTGATTTTGACTACTACATTGATAAGTCTAATGAAACGCTTGTAAATGTTATTAAAAATAATGTTGAAAAAGCTGTAAAAGATTTTAAAACTTGGCAGCAAAACAAAATGGGGAGAGATATTAATCCAGATGAGCTTATAAAATTGCTAAAATTAGCTGGAGTAAAAAGAGTTGTATTAAGAAGTCCAACGTTTAGAGTTTTAGATTTTAATGAAATAGCAGAGAATACAAGTGTTACAAGTAATTATTTAGGAGTTGAAAATATATGATAACTATTGATAATTTGAACTTAACAGATATAGCAGCGAAGTCAACTTTGAATGATAAAACAACACTTTGGATTTATGAATCTATAAATTTTGCTATCAAAAAGAAGCATGATGCGATTAAAAGAAAATTTTTCTTGGAATTATCAGAGTTAAATGATGTAGAATTAGATTTTTTGATGTGGGAATATCATGTTGATTACATTGACGCAAATATTTCAAAAGGAACAAAGGTTAAATTGATTAAAAGAGCGGTTTTTTCGCATTTTAACAAAGGAACTGTAGGTGGAACGAAAGAAATATGCGAAATATTATTTGACGGAAAAGTTGGAATAACAGAATGGTTTAAATACGGAGGAAAGGCAGGTTATTTTAAACTTAGTACAGATGGTGGAATGTCAAATGATAAAGAGTATAAAAAAATATTAGAAGTGGTAGAACAATATAAAAATATCCGTTCCTGGCTTGATGGAATAAGATTTTTAAGAAAAAAAGAAAGAAAAATTAGTTATGGTTTTGTAAGGAGAAGCAAAATAAAATATTATTTAGCTTCAACTGATATAAATATTCCAAATGATTTATTAAAAGTAAATTTTGGAACAGTGCATAGAACAAGAATACTAAGAGAAATAAGATAGGAGGAATCATGGCAAAATTTAAAGGATTTATATTAACAGAAAAAGGGAGGGAACTGTTAGCAAAAGGACTAGCGGGAGAAACAATAACATTTACTAAAATGGCGATAGGAGATGGAACTACAGCAACATCTGAAAGAGAGATGACGGCGTTAGTTAATCAAATCACAACATTGCCGCTTTTAAATGTAGATACAAAAGGGAATGGAACTTGTGAAATTAACGCTTTATTGACAAACAAATCGGTAACGACAGGATTTTATATAAGAGAGCTTGGGATATTTGCTCACGGAAATGATAATGTTGAAATACTTTATGCTTACAACACTTCAGCAAATGCGGACTATTTGCCACCTTTTTCAGCAAACAATGTAGTTGAGATAGAGTATATAGATACGATAATCGTGGATCAAGTGGAAAATATTACTGCTACTATTGACCCAACTATATCATACATTACAAAAAAATATGCAGAGGATAATTTTTTAACATTGAAAGACAAGATGAAAATGCTGGGACTAGAATTTGGAGGAAACATACAGGACATCGGCAATAAAACGAAAGGTAAGTTTTATTATGATAATGTAACAAAATTTTACTACGAATGTATAGAAGACAACAGTCTGACATACAACGACAGCGGAAAATTTAGAGCTATTTCTAATAAGCCAATTTCAGACAAGGTGAAAAATTTATACGAAATTAAAGAGCATATTTTTACTGCGCCGAACTTGACATATGCTAAAGTAATAAAAATTGGGAAAATAGCGGTTCTAAGTGTAGATAGTGCTTCTTATTTCGATAATAAAAACAATAAGGATACATTGTTACAATTACCTGCGGAATTTGCTCCAGCTACATTTTTAAATATTTCAGCAAATAATCTTGAAGGAAATTTTACAAATTTTATTCTTGATGAAAATGGAAAATTGACTTTCAAACAGAACGATAAAAAAAATGGATCTTATTTATTCACAGTTACATATATTTGTAAATAATTAGAGTTAAAAAAATTAAATAAATTTATGAATTTATACGAAATTTAAAAATATAAATACTGATTTTTAAAGACTTTGAGCTAATTTTAGTTTATGCTTACATACATTTTTTATTAAATTACTAAAATCTAAAATATGCATAAAGTCAATAAAATCAATAAATATTTTTCAAAAATCTGTATAAATTCATAAGTTAGCACAGAATAAAAATCATAAAAAAATAAAGAAACGGAGTGATAAAAATGACAGTAATTTACATTTATTTAATTACGACAATGGAGTGTATAGCAAAACCAGTTGTCACAACAGTGGGAGAATTCAAAGAAAATCCTATATTATTTTACCCAGACTGGAATGACGAAACGATGAAATGGTCTGAAGCATTATTGACTAATCCAGTTGTTGACAAGGAAACTGGGCAATTAAGAGAGATGAATGAATTTGAGAAAGTTAAAGCTGGGAAAAGAATTTTAGATGACGGAAGTTATTTAGACGAAGAACATAAAACAATTGTAACAATAACAAAGCCGAATGAATATAGCAAATGGGATAAAGACGGTAATACTTGGATTGAGGATAAAGCTTTGAAATTGCAATTTTTAAAAAATGAAAGATATAAGAAGCAACAGTCTTATCTGGCATATAAAAAAGAGCTTGCGGAAAAGGAATCGGAGAAGACAGAGTTTGAGGATTTAGGATTTGATACATCTGAAACAGAAGAGAGAATTATAGAAATAAATTCAGAATTGGACTTATTAAAGACTGAGATAGCAAAAATGACAAAAGAAATTAAGCAATTAGAAAAATAAATTGAACACAATATATTGTGATTTAATATTTTTATATTTTATTTTTAACCAATATATTGTGTTTTAAAAAATTAAAAGGAGTGATTTAAATGGACAGATTTGAGAAAATATTTGATTATTTACTAAAAGTCGAAGGTGGATATTCAAACGATAAAAATGATAAAGGCGGAAAAACAAAATATGGAATTATAGAATCAGAAGCTAGAAAATATGGATACAAAGGTGAAATGAGAGACATGCCGCTTGATATAGCGAGAGATATTTATAATAAGAAATACTATCATAGAAATGGACTTGATACTTTAAAATCGGATAAGATAGCTTTATCAATTTGCGACTTTGTAGTAAACGCTGGAAACTGGGGAACTAAAAAAGCACAGGCTGCACTGAATGAACTAGGATTTGATTTAAGAGTGGACGGAATTTTAGGAGAAAAAAGTTTAGCTGCGTTAAATGAAGTTGATGAAAATAAATTTTTGGAAAAATATCACGATTTGCAGAGACGATATTATAAAGTAATAGTATCGAATAGACCATCGCAAAAAGTTTTTTTGAAAGGGTGGCTTAACAGAGTGGATAGAAAAGAAAATTATTTAAAATCAATCTAAAAACAGCTTTGATATAAGCCAAATAAGAGCATAAAAGGAATACTTTTGATGTTGAAGTTACCTAATGAGTTGATTTGTCTTAAAACGCTTGTTAGGTGGCTTAGAATGAATATTAAGAAAAATAACAAAATAGGAGTGATAAAAATGGATAAAATAGCTGCAAAAATATATTTGACAGGAAAAATTTTAGAATTAGGAAAAACTTTAATCTATAAAACAGAAATAGCTGCAAAAGGAAAAGCTGGAGCAGAAAAATTTAAGCAGGTATATGAAGGCTTCTGGGATAAGCTGGAAGATCTGTTAAAAAAAGAAAAATCAATTGACAGAAAATGGATTCCTGACTTTGCAGAAGAAATTGGCGAAGAAGTTCTAACAGAAGTTTTAAAAGAAGCCAGAAAGACGTTTGACTTAAAAGTTATATTACAGCAAATTTTTGATGAGGAAAAAGCAGGGAACAAAAACATACTATAGGAGCATAAATGATTGAAGACTTAAAAATAATAATTGACAATCACGGACTTTTCTTGATCTTATTTTTTAGTGGAGTATTATTTGGCGTAGTGGCTCAAAAAATGGTTGACAACAAGCCTGTCAAGCCATATTTGAAAAGAATAGCAGTTGCTGGGATGACTATGTCAATAACATTGTCTTTAAACAAGATAATAGGACATTTTTCGGCAGAATACCTGTATCCGTGGAGTCCAGTTTTTGGATTTTTTGGAGAGGCATTGCTGGAAACGATAAACCAAAAAAGATATGGCATTAGTACAGGCTTTTTAGAATTGCTGCTGGAAAAGCTGGGGTTTGTCAAAAAGGATAAAGGTGATGATAATGGAAAAGCATCGCAAAAGTAGAAAATTAGCGTTTATTATGCTAGCCGTTATATTTTTAAATTCGGTTTTGACATTGAAGTTAAGAAATTATCAAAGACATCAGAACTTGAATTTATTAAGAAGCAGGTTAAAAAGTGAAAGCAATAAAGAGATTTTTGATAATATCGAAGAAAAATCAAAAAAAGAGGATATGTTACTTTTGATAGGAACAAATATAGTGGCATTGATAATTATTGCTGGATTTGATAGGCAAAGAATGGTTGATGAAGATAAAGAGAAAAAGATAGTTGTCAAAGTGTTTGGGAGATAGCCAGAAATGGCTATCTTTTTTTAAAAATTCAAAAAAATTATAAAAAATTCTTGTAAGGGGCTGCTTTTTTTTATCTTTTGTGTTAATATATTATAGTATAATATATAAAAATGAAGGAGAATTTTTTATGATCAATGTAACTGCAAGCAGTTTCTTTGCGGGGATTGGAGGAACTTGCATAGGATTCGAGCAGGCGGGAGTTAAAGTTATATGGGCTAACGAAAAAGATGAAAACGCATGTAAAACTTATAAAGAGAATAGAAAAAACACAGAACTTGTTCAAAAAGACATAAGAGAATTGAGTATAGATGAAATTCCAGATACACAGATTTTAATAGCGGGTTTTCCATGTCAAGCTTTTTCAATAGCGGGAAAAAGAGGTGGGTTTAATGATGAACGTGGACTACTTTTTTTTGATTTACTTAAAATAATAAAGGCTAAGAAAAATGATGTTATCTTTCTAGAAAATGTTAAAAATTTAGAAAACCATGATAAAGGGAAAACGCTAAAAATAATAATCAATAAGTTAAATGAGATAGGATATCATGTAAGATATAAAGTTTTAAATACGATGGAATACGGAAATGTGCCTCAAAATAGAGAAAGAATTTATATAGTAGGTTTTTTGGATGAACAAAGCTACAATAAATTTGAATTTCCGAAAAAGCAAAAGTTAAGTAGGAAAATAAAAGATATAATTAATTTATCTGATAAAAAAGAAGATATATTTTATTATAAAAAATACAAGATGTATAATGAGATAAAAAATATAATAACAAGACAAGATACGTTGTATCAATGGAGACGGAAGTACGTCAGAGAAAATAAAAGCAATGTCTGTCCTGCGTTGACAGCAAATATGGGAACTGGAGGACATAATGTGCCGTTAGTTCTAGATAACTATGATATAAGAAAGCTGACACCTGAAGAATGTTTGGCTTTTCAAGGTTTCCCATCTGATTTTAAATTTCCTGGTACAATAAGCCGGGCAGAATCGTATAAACAGTCAGGAAATTCTGTATCAGTTCCAGTAATAAAAAAAATAGCAAAGAATATTATCTCTGCTATTTCAGAATAATTTTTAACAAGAGTCATTAGTGGCTCTTATTTTTAATAAAGCTTTCATAAGAACCAACGGGCATCAATGAAATATAATAATCTCCATTAGCATTTTCAATTTTCACAGAATCGTATCCAGTTGTTGCCAATTGTTCATAATTGATTATATCCGAAGGACTATACTTGGTTAAGCCTAATTGGTTAAAAATCCATTTTCCTAAATGAGAATTCGGATTAGACATCAAAGCCTTATGGTATTCTTGACAAGTTTTTACATTAAAAGATTCGTTCCCATTTTCAGTTTTCAGTATAAAACTATTTTCTGGAAAAAAATTGGGAAACAAATTTCTTATCTCAACCGGAATGGGTATATATACTTCGTAAGGATTTCGATCTCTTCCAGCGGCGTTACTTTGATTTATACTGCTTTTTGGGAAACAAATTTTTTGTCCATATTTTGTTGAATACAACGGCAAAATCACAAAGTTGCTCATAGTTACATCTCCTTTCGTTTGAATCACTGTTATTTTAACTTATTTTTTAATTAATTTCAACAGTAATTTGTCGTGAGATGATGTATAACTGTTAAATAAATATAAAAAAAGAGCCACACAAGGCTCTTATTCTTTTTCTATATTTTTAATAGCTATTTCAATCTTAACTTTCAGAATTTTCAAATCCTGAAGTTTCATTTCTTCCAGCTCTATAATTTTTATTTGTTTTAGATTCTCAATATCTTTTTCATCTAAGTTTTTGATTTTTAAATTTTTCAT